CTACACCGTCGGCCCCCTGGGCCGCTACATCGCCCCGGCCATTGTGCAGGGCATGACCGCCACCGATGACGGCGCGGTTGAAGTCTGGTGCACCGACGCGCTGGACGGTGACGACTGGTTTTTTACCGTCGATGCAAAAACCGATCTGCGAATTTATGACCGCGTTGACCTGGTGGTTGACGCGAACGGCACCCCGGAAGATTTCAGCGATGACAAAGTGATTGACGCGCTTTACTGCCACGGCTGCACCGAAGATTGAAAGGAGCCTGCACCATGATGACACTTGAACAGATCCGCGAACGGAACCGCAAGGAGAACGCCGCAGCCCGCCGCCTTCAGGCCGCCGGGTATCGGCTGGAAGGATGGGACCCCCGCACCGGGCAGCGGATCGCCGCACGAATCACCAGCGAGAACACCAACGCAGAGCGCCGCACGTTCTACAGCTTTCCCACCTGGCAGGATGCCGCGGCCGTGCTTCTGGGCTGAATGCCCACCGGATGCCCTGGCAGAGCCGCACCGGACAAAGCGGCCCCGCCCCACTACCCCGGCAGCCGCCGGGAGATCATCCCGAACATCAACCACAACGAACAAAGGAGAACGAACTATGAAAGGCATGACCAACAATCAGATCATCATGAACGAAGCCGCGAAGCTGGACCCCGCCACCCTGCACGCCATCGCCACCGCGCACCACACCCCGGAGCAGATCGCCGCAATGGCTGCAAACGCAGTCACCACCGACGAGAACGGCGACGAACAGCCCGCCACCATCGCAGACGTTGAAATCATCCTTGCAGCGGCAGAGCTGCACACCTTCGATCACTGGAAGAAAGAAGGCAAGAGCGTCAAGAAGGGCGAAACGCATTTGATTGAATGCTACCTGTGGAAGTACACCACCCGCCCCAGCAAGGCCCAGCGGGAAGCCGCTGAAGCCGAAGGCAAGGAAGCAGCCCCCGCGCCGCATTTCTACCCCACGAAATCGCACCTGTTCAGCTGCTTACAGGTACACGACGCAAAGCAGGCCCCCGCCGGCCGCTTCGGATCTGTCGCCGCCATCATGGAGTATAACAAAAAGCTGGCCGCAGAACGCAAGGCCGCAAAGGCAGCAGCAGAGCAGACCGCCAGCACCCCGGCCCCTATCATCACCGAAGAGCACCACGAATTGCCGGAGCTGGTGCACGTCGATCCGCTGCCCGCGAAAAAGACCAGCAAGCCCACCGCCACGAAAAAGCCCGCCCCGGATGTGCTCCGCAAGGCAGAGCGGGAAGCAAAGGCCGCTTTCCTGGCTGTTCCCGAAACCGACCGCAAGGGTCAGGCCGCCGCGCTGGATGCCTGGCGCAAGACCCGGAAGGCCGTAGAGGACGCAAAGCAGATCCCCGCCGCCGTAGCCGCGCCGGATGAAGCACCCGTGAAACAGCTGGACTTTGAAAGCATCGCCGCCGGGCTGCTGGCATGACCCACCACCACGAAACCGGATATTTTGGCAGGGCTGCACCGGGCAAAGCAACCCCGCCCCACTTCCCACCGGCACCCCGCCGGGAGGATCACCACAAAACGAAACATGAAAGGAAGTTTGAACCATGAAGAAGTTTAGCAACGTCATCGACCAGATCAACGAGGTTTTGCGCCAGCAGTGGACCCTTCAGGCGCTGCGCCGCAAGGCAGAGTGCACCGGCCACCCCGCAGAGGTGCAGCAGCAGATCACCGCCGCCCGCCTCCGCCTGATCTGTGCCCGCCGCGGCTACCTGCTCACCGCCTGACCCGCTGCACCGGATGCTCTGGCAGGGCTGCACCGGTACAAAGCAGCCCCACCCCACCGCACCGGCAGAGCGCCGGGCACGAAAACCAGAACGAAACACGAAAAGGAGTTTTTGCAATATGAAAAGAGCATCCATCACCCCCGCCGGCCTGAACGTGAAGAAGATCACCGCCTATCTGAAAGGCCAGGCCAAGAACCGCAACGCCGTGCGGATCACCTGCCAGGGCGGCAGCGTGTACATCTTCACCGGCTATGCAGCGTTCAAGCTGCCCGCCGTCCTTTACCCGGAAGTGATCCAGCCCGTGACCATGCAGGCAGCCCCCGCCGATGGTGTGACCATCGTTTCCAGCGATGACGGGTTTGTGGTCAACGATCCGCACCAGCTGACCGCCGCGCAGATGTTCCAGAAGTTCAGCGCCTGCAAAGAAGAAGTCAAACGCACTTCGATCTTGCAGGAAGTCGAAGCAAAGGGCAAAGTCTGGGGCACGTTCCGAATGTTCCGCAACGGATCCCGGCCCATCATGATAAATTCGGAGTATGACGCTTTTGTAGATCATCACGAATTTGTTTACCACAGCAGCAACGGCCCGTTTGCGCCCATCCTGGCAACGGACACCGTAGACCCGAAGAAGGCCGCCGTTTCCGTGCTCATTGCCCCGATGAAGGCGAACGACGAAATACAGCAGGTATGCAACCGCCTGTTTGCATGACCTGCACCGGATGCCCTGGCAGGGTCCGCACCGGATAAAGCGGCCCAGCCCCACCGCTCAGCATTCCGCCGGGCATATCACGAAATACGAAAAGAGGTTTACACGATGACCACCCCAAACGATTCCCTGGACTTCTACCCCACGCCGGACAGCCTGGCCTTTGATATGGTCTTTTCCCTGCGGGAAGTAAAATCCGGGTTCACCACCTACCCGAAACCCATTCTTGAACCGTCCGCCGGTGATGGAGCGCTTGCGCGTCAGGTCCACGCTTTGGCGTTCAACGTCCACCACGACTATAAGACCGGCGAGGTTGACCGCTACGACAAGGAAAAGGCACGAAGCGCAGAGCTTGACTGCATCGAGCTTTCCAGCGACTTCCGCGCCGTGCTGAAGAAAGACGGTTTCCGGGTGGTGCATGATAACTTTCTGACCTTCCGCCCCACCACGAAATACGCCGCAATCGTCATGAATCCGCCTTTCTCCGCCGGTGCCGCGCACCTACTCAAAGCGCTGGACATCATGCAGGACGGCGGCAAAATCCGCTGTCTGCTCAACGCCGAAACCCTGCGCAACCCCTGCACCAACGAACGGAAAGAGCTGGCCGCAAAGCTGGAAGAGCTGCACGCCACGGTAAAATATATCCCGGATGCGTTCAAGAACGCCCGCCGCGCCGCCCGCGTGGAGGTGGCGCTTGTGTCGGTGGACATTCCCGACCGGGAGCCGGTGAGCCGGATCCGGCTGGATCTGAAAAACGAAACCGCAGAGCGCTTGAAAGAAAACCCGGAGTTTGCCGCCCTGGTATCTTCCGACCCCATCACGGCAGCCATTGAGCGGTACAACGCCGCCGCAGAGGGTGTGCGCCGGATCTATGAAGAGTACAACGGAATCAAGTCGTTGTTTTCCTCTGCCGGCGCTGGTAAGAAAGAAAACCCCGTGATGGCTTTCACGAAATCTTATAACGACGCTATCCGGGAACTGCGCGGGATGTACTGGAAACAGCTGTTTGAAATGCCGCAGCTGTTCGATGCGATGACCTACGAAATGCAGCAGGATTACCAGAAGCGAATCAAAGAGCTTGAAGGCTACGACTTCAGCGCGTACAACATTCTGACCGTCCGGGAAGAAATTTCACGAAATCTTCTTTCCAGCATCGACCACGAAATTATAAAGCTGTTCGACGACTGGACGAACCTGCATTATAACGACGAGTACAGCAAGAACGTGCATTATTACAACGGCTGGTGCACGAACTCCGCGTACAAGATCAACCGCAAGGTGATTTTCCGCTGCAACGCCTTTGATACATACGATGGGCGTTTCTGCCCCCGGTACAACGCAACAGGCCATGTTGCCCAGATCGAGCGGGTGCTGCACTTCCTGGACACGAACGGCAAGCCCTACAATGGGGATGAACTCCGCGCCGTGTTGGATGCCGCCGAAAAGAGCGGCCAGACCCAGAAGATCCAGCTGCACTATTTCACCGCCACGTTTTACAAGAAAGGCACCTGCCACATCGAGTTTACGAACACGGACGTTTTGAAGTCCTTCAACCTCTACGCCGGACAGCGCAAAGGCTGGCTGCCGCCCACCTACGGCAAAAAGAGCTATCACGATATGGCCGCCGCAGACCGCCGGGTGGTTGACAGCTACGAGGGGGAGGCCAGCTACACCGACACCCTCACCCGGCACCTGATCCCCACGCAGAGCACGTTTTTACAGCTGAACGCTTAACACGAAACCGGATATTTTGGCAGGGCTGCACCGGACAAAGCAACCCCGCCCCATCTTCCCGGCATTTACGTCGGGAACATCACGAAACAGAAAGGAGGTATTTTCATGGTTCGATGTTGGATATACTCCGCTGGGCCGGATCAATGCCAATGCTACAACGTGGATGACGAAAACTTGGCCGATCTGGCAGCACAGGCGCAATTCCTAGAGGACTTCCGTGCCCAGCGTGCAGCAAACCCGGCTTTGTACCGGCAACTGCTCAATATGCTGGTGCCCGCCTCCGATGCCATTCCCATGCGCAACTATACCGGCCTGCCGTTCTGACAGCCAGTGTCCCGGCAGCCCGCCGGGAGTATCACGAAATCCAGTATCACGAAAAGGAGCAACAACCATGAAGAACCAGGGCACCATCGCCCAGATCCAGTGCCTGGAACCGGTGACAGAACGTCACCGCTTGACCGTGCCCCGCCTCGCCGACCTGGTATCTCTGCACGAAATCTTCTTGTCTTTTATTGCTTTTGTTTGCGTTTTGTTCTATCATGACAGTAACGAAACACGAAAAGGAGGTTTCCCGTTATGACTATGATTCCCGCCTTCGGCCCCTGGACAGAGCATCCCGCAGACACTGACGAAGAAAAGCGCCTTGCCAGCGCCCAGCAGAGCAAGACCAGCCCGCTTTCTGTGGACAAGGAACACGAAACCGGGGTTTTCTATGGATCCGGCAAAGAGCCGTACCAGACCAGCCTTGCAAGCTGCACCTGCAACGATTTTGTAAAGCGCAAAAAGCCCTGCAAGCACATTTTCCGGCTGGCTATGGAGCTTGGTATCATTGATGCGGCCTATAAGACGGGCCGCAGCACCGGCGAACGAAACGAGGCGCAGATCAGCTTTGCAGACAGTGTTGCTCTGGTGGAGCAGCTTTCCGACGCGGCACAGAACGCAATCAAAGATATGCTGTATTACACCAGTGAGCGCATCGACGACCGCCAGAAGCCTGTAACCTGTCACGATCTGGATCTCGTGCCGGAGCTGCGCACGTCGCCCCTGCTGCACGAAAATCCGTACCCGCTGGAAGAAGTGCTGAACGATCTGCCAAAGCCCTTTGTTGTGCAGCTGCTGGATCTGGTGCACCGGGAAGGCAAGCCGAAACGAAATGCAGCCAAAACCGTAATGGCTGCATGGCTTGCGCAGAACGCACCCATGCTGGCAAAAGAGATGCCCCCTTGTGCATCCTTCTCTTTCGTGGAGGTGTTCGACAAAGCCCAGCGCGACGTTTACAAGTACCTGCACCGCAAGTACGACACGGAAACGGACTGGTACACCGGCGCAGAGCATCCCGCTGGGGCTGTTCCTGCGGCAGACGGTTCTACTTACTACTTCCCAGAGGACAGAGTTACCGATGCCCTCACGAAACGCGGTTTCAATCGCTGCCTGAATGGGTACACCCCCACGAAATCGAAATCCTGACAACGAAACTTCATCTTTTTCTGCTAAAGATGATATTTCGGCATATTTAACCCGCCTTTTTGATACAAAACCTACAATTTAGGGGCTTAACTGCCCAGAAGGAGGCATTTCTACGAAAGATGCAGAGTTTTTCGCCCCTTGGCGGCTGGTTGCGGCCTTTGCCGATGGTTCACGGCTCTTGTTCGACGGATTGACCGAAGAACAGGCACGGGAAGCGATGGAAGCCGCCCAGGAGCAGCACGGAGACATTGGTTACTGGAACCGGGTCACGGATCAGAACTATGAGGACGGCAGATACTACAAAACCATCCCCGAACCGCCCTGCGTGAACGTCGTTGACTTCGCCGGTTACGATGGGCCGCTCGACGAAAACGGTTTTCCTGTCGGCCTGATGGACGAAATCGCCCAGAACGCCAAAGAGGAAGGCCGGGATCCCAACGAGGCGCAGATCATCATCAAGCGCAACGCTCCGCCGGATGACCAGCCGCACGAAAAGTAAATCACAAAATCCAAAAAAGCCCGCCGGGTCGATGACCTGACGGGCTTATGGTGTTGAAAGGATGGTTTGTATGAAGTTAAACATGGATTGCGTCCGCGCCGTTATGCTTTGCGCAGAAGAGTACACAGACTATAACCACTATTGCTATTTCATTTCTTACCAGAAAAACAATGTGAACGACTTCCTGCTGGATGACCCGGAAACACCGCCAGCCTACCAGCTTGAACTTGAAAAGACCTACGACAACGACGATCTCTTTTACGCCGTTGAGTATTGCGTCAAATCCGGGTTTGTTGAAACGCTTTTCTCGAAAGACACTTATCGCATTCCCATTTCCCGCATTACGCCTGATGGGCATAGATTTCTTGAAAACATTCGGTCTGATACGAACTGGGAAAAGGTCAAAAGCGTTGCCAAAAAGGCCGGCTCTTTCAGCGCAGATGTGATAATCGAGATTGCAAAGAACGTAGCTGTGGAAGCGGCCAAACATTTTTTAACCAACACCTGACGAGCCTTCCCACCTCTGCATTTTCCAATTCGGTTTGGATTGCCGCTTCGTTGCACCAGATCCGCTTTTCTTTGATTCCAGTTTTCACGATTTCTTTTGCGATGGTTCTAACAGCATATTCTCGCGGGCTTATCATGCCGCTGTCAATCTCAATTTTGATCTTCACTTTGTCCTCCTTCGCGTAAATCCGGTTCAGCTGCCCGCCTTTCAGATTGGCAGTCCAGCAGCGGCTCTCCTGAATCCGAGAATATCGGTTTTGCTCTAATTTGACGTATCATAGCTTCGCACAGATCCTTTACCTCTTCTTCCGATTCCAGGACTATTTTGCCATCATTTCCTCCAAAGACTTCAATTCCGCCCTCTCTCCGCGGAATCACAGACCAGCGCAGATCAAACAGCACATCCTCGTTCCCCGGAAATTCTCTGCCCGGAAGGTCAAACATTGCTATTCCGCCAGACGGTTCAATAATTTCATCATCGGTCAGTTCAATTTTGATTCCCATTTTTCAAGGCCTCCGTAACCCTCAGCGCATCTTTTGCGAAACGCAGCATTTTCGCAAGATCTTCTGCGTTCTTGAAACGGACTACGTTTCCTGCGTTTGAAATCAGTTCAACGCCACCATCCGGTGCCATCCTCACGAACCGGCACAGTTCGCCCTCTTCCCGTGCGGCCTGCTGCTCTTTGGTTTCTTCGATAAAGCAGGTTCTGAGCGCGTTCTCTGCGTCACAGTATACGCTCCTGTCACTCCGCACCAGCCTATACATCCTTCCGGGCAGCACCCGAACCTTGTTTTTATGCTTCTTTCCCATAACTTTGTCCTCCTTTGCACGAAACCCGGTAGGCCAACTGCCCGCCGGGTTATTTCTATGCCTGTTTTCAGATTTTTGGGGTAGTCGTGTTTGTTTTTCTACGACCATCGGACACGATTTTGCGGAAGCGCCTGCCCATGAAGTTCCGCAGGCAGCCTTGCCTATAAGAGAATGTCACCCTCCGCCCAGGCATCCGCTCGGCGCTGTCCCTCGCGCGTGTTTAACGCACGCGATAATAAAGCGGCGCACTCCGGGAGCCGTTCCAGGTTCCTTCCCAGCTGTGCAAGAGCGACGTTTCGCAGGTACTTCAAGTGCTGCACACTGTATGGAACTTTCTGCTGTACTTCGTGCCATTTTTTGTGGCTGATGTAGAACTCCGTTAAAATCAGATTGTGGCCACTGTCCAGCCGGTTCATTTGTCCTCGGATAATGTTCTGATCTTCCAGCAACACAGCCCGCTGCCGTTCCAGCTGACGTAGTTGGTCTCCAATGCCCAGTTCATCCATCCGGCAGGCCATCGCCGCCGTGCTGTCCCCAGGTGTTCCGCCGCGGGGCATTCCATCGGTGCCCATGCCCCGCATAGGGTCCACTTCATCGCTCAGTGCGGTACACTGACGGCGGATGATCTCTATCCGCTGCGGGATGTCCGCATAATATTTCAAGATTGCCTCCGCCTCGTGTACTTTCACTGCTCAGTCCTCCCAAAAAATCAAAAATCTTTCTTGAAAAGGGGTTCTCCGAAAACGGGTTCTTCACCCTTGACGCGCTCCACCATGGCACCCACGCCGTAAATGTCCTCAATGACCCGGCGCAGACGATCATAGGCAACTTCTTCTCCGCCATCGTCCACCCAGCCGAGGAACTGCTGGTAATTTTTCTTGATTTCTTCCTTCACCGTCTCAATTTGTTCAGGGGTATATTCCATTTCTTCCAGTGATTCCGCAAAGAAACGAACGATCATCTTTGCAGCGTCCCGGCGTTCAGCCAGAACACGCAGCTTTTTTTCAGAGCCTACCAGACCACCCGCCGGGAGCCAAAATTCTTCCGGCATCAGGTGGGCAGTGCGCGCTTCCAGCCGCTTGAGGGCTTCCGGTGCACCGTACTTGTCGTGATCCATGATATACCTGGACGCAGCATTGTTCATCTTCAAGGTCAGGAGCGTAGATTCTTTCTCGCCCCAGTCCCAGAGATCATGTGCCGCGGCAACTGCGCAGTACGAAACGACCTGCCCGATTGCCTCACGGTTCAGCGTCGTGCGGTGCTTCGACTTGCCGATGTTGATTTGCTGATTCACTGCATTCTGGATGCTCTGCCGGTAGAATGCTGGCATCCTTGCCCTGCTTTTTCCCATGATGAATCCTTTCCCGCCTGTTCGGCCAGGCGCTTCCACTTTCTGATTTCTTCCGCCGTATCTGGCGTGATATGCTCAATAAACCGCCAGTGCTGCGGTTCTGCCACAAGATCGATAAACATACGGCGGCGGTGGATGTAATCACGCTGCTGCCGCCGGGTGAATTTGCTTTTCACTTCCACCACCTCAACCGTGCCATCAGCATAGGTCAGCACAAAATCCGGGGTATAGTGCGCCGCCGGGAGCTTCACATTGCCGTATTCTTTTTCCGGCAGCATAGTAAACCTGCGGTGCAGCTCTACCTTCACGACCTCGCCACTCTGGACTTTGGGCAGAACAGTTCCCATGTAGTAGTCATACTCGCCCCGGCTGTCAAACTCGTGTCCGGTCGATCTGGCGGCATTCACAGCGGCTTCCAACGATGCAGGTGCAGCTTTGCCCCCGCACCTTCTCTGTGCAAGCTGCTTTTCCGCCTGTGCCCGGTAGCGTGGCGGCAGGTCAGAAAGTTCCAATCTCATGCTCATGGCTGGTTTCTCCTGTTCTTCCGCCGGGTCTCCGGTTTCTTTTTCAACTTGAGGATCAAATGCTTGGTGTTGTTGCCGGTGATATGCTGCTCACACTCACGCAGAGTATAGCCAGGGTATTTTTTCTCCCAGTACGCACGATCATCCGGTAGGGTAAACGCTTCGTCAAAGCGCTTGCGGCTCCATCTTGTGTCGTTCGGACGCGGAGTTTTCGGCTTTTTCAGTCCTTGGCTCTGCCGCCAGCGGCGGATGCGGGCGCGGGCTTTCGTCATGTAGGTCGTCAAGCGTTCAAAGCTGGAACAGGTCAGATCGATAGGTTCAACTTTCACAAGCCCCATCGGCCGCCCGGTGCTGTCTCGCCACAAGTCCTTGATCTCCTGCCATGTCAGATTGCCTTGCAGGATCGCATGATGGTGGTGTCTGCCGGTAACTTTCCCGTCCTCGTCCATCACGCTGTACTCTGCAACCTGCATCCACTTGGATGCTTCTCGACCCATCTTTTTGCAGAAGCGCTTCAAGCGGCGGGTAAAATTCGTCCAGTCCCGGTCTACTTGGTTAAAATCTCCGGGTGCTGGTTGGTGGTCGTGGTCGTATGTAAACGTGACCGCCCAGTCGCTTTCCCCGAAATTCGTATAGGCCAGCTGGCAGAAATACCGTCTCGCTATCATGTCGTTATACTTCTGCTGCGCAATGGAGGTTGCCAGCTCTCTTTTGCGGCGGGTGCTCGCGGTGTGTTCCTTGTCCGTTGTTTCAAAGAGATCCACTTCTGCATAATCGGATGTTCCGAGAATGTGTTTCTGCTCCCGAATGTACCATGCCCGCACCGTTCACTTCCTCCTTCCGCAAAGTTCTACTGGGATTTTCTTTTCTGTGGACCAAACACACACAGCTTCGCAGGACAAGGGGGACACAACGCCGGGCAGGTCTTTCTAAGTTTCCCATTCCGTCAAGCCCTACAGACCCGCCCTCGTTTTCTCCCCCTTGACCCCCGCTTTCCCCGGCTTGTGTTCTTCTGTGGTCGCTAGATTAAGTTACACATACAAGCCCCTTGCCGCCTCGTCAGGGCGGCAATTTAACGACGGGCTTGCTTAATTCTTGATTAGAGCTTGATTAGTTTACTTCGTAGTCACCGATGCTGTTTTCTTCCGTTCTGACTTCCCAGCACTCGCAGGTGTCCTCCGGGTCAGTGAAGTCGGCACGGTTCGGAGAATTGCCGTTGAAGCATACCCAGGTGTGGCCCTCATGCCAGCGGCAGGTGCAGCAGGTTCTTTCAGGTTCCATCATCCTGTGTTCCTTTCGTCACGGTTCTAGCAGTGTGTGGCAAATCGGACAGGCGTGCGGTTCCCAATCTGTCCTGTACCCGCATACCGGGCACTCATACCAGCCGTATGGAAACACACCGGTAGCGTCATAGAATTCACGCTGCCATTTAAGTGGTTTCGGCAGTGGGGTGCCGGTCGCTTTCGCAAATTGGGCGGCCCGCATAGCAGTTGCAATGGCATCCCTTGCAGGTTTCAAAGAATCGTGTTCTTCCTTTTTCTTGGAGTTATCTGTCTTATCCTCCATGTCGGCCACCTTCATAAAAACGATCCATCGTTTCGCGGTACACTTTGTAGCACTCCGGGCACAGATCTCCGATTCCATGGATGTTTCTCATTTCAAGCGCCCAACCATCCAATGCTTTCTGGTCAAACACACCATCGTCGAACCGTTCCGCGAACACCTGCTTTCTGCACCGGTTGCAGATAAACATTGCTCCGTTCTGTCTCATTGCACTTTCTCCAACTTCATAACCTCAAAATCTTCAAGATTCGGGTGCAACTTCTTCCTCTCGATCCCGAACTTTGCCCTTGCTCAGTGCCAGAGGACCACGTTTGACGAATGGGCCAGATATGTTGTTCCGTTAATTTTGACCTGTAACTGGTCGCCTTCATAATCGTTCCAGCTATCCACCTTGCCCTCAATTACGGTTCCATCCGGCATTTTAATCTGTGCCTGCGAATATTCGTAGGTCAAATCAATTACCTGCTTGTTGCATCCCGTCATCAGCAAAACGCTTGCCGCCGCAGATGCTCCCACCATAAAAATCTTTCTCATTTCTTTGCCTCCTGCTTTTCATTGAGTTTTACTACCGGCTGCGGCTGGTCGCTGCGGTTCAGCGGCTTATCAAAGCACACATTCCATGGATCGCCCTCCGGCTTGTCATGCCATGCCAGGGCGTGGCGAATGGCAAGCCATACCTGTTCTGCCCGGTACGGCACCTTCATTACGTCTGAGGTCGGGGCCGGGAGAACGCATCTGCTGTACAGCCGTTCCATTTCTAGCAGCATGGTATTTCTGCGGCCTATCGCAACATTAAAAGCGTTTTTACGCTGTTCCTCGCTCTGAAACGCATTGTTTTCCGCGTCCGAGTAGAATTTTGCAAAGCACAAGTCTTCTGCCAGATCCCAAAACTGTCCCATGTGCAGCCGCAGATACCACTCGCAGGCAGTCTGCACAGCCTCCGCCACTGGGCGGCTCATGGTCAGCGTGATGGTCTCGATTTCGGTAGGTGCGTCATTCTCCTTCGCCATAGTGCGGCTCCTTCGCTCCCGGCCAGTGACGGCGTTGGCTGCGCTCAAACTTCCGGGCCATCGCCGCCGTCTGGATAGCTTCCACGGCCAGGGCAACAGCCCGGTCGTATACGCCTTTCGTGGAGATCTGCGGATTGTTGGAGTAAACACCTATCCACATAGCGTTAAGCTCTCGGCACAGACCGTTCATCTCCTGCGCAGCTTCCACGACTTCTTCTTGGATGATTCCCGCGCCCTCATGTGGCCCAGCAAACATCCGAAACTTCTTATTGGCAGCGGCCAACTCGATTTTGACCAGCCGCTTCACGTCATTTTTTACCGCATCCATGATTAGCCCTCCGTCCGGCTCTTGATTTCGGCCAGCAGGTCATCCAGCGGAACATCGGAAAGCGAAAACCCGGCCTCTCTTTCGTCCTCAACAGAGACCAAGAGTGCAGAGGAAAAGCACAAAACGGGGCGAACACCGTAGGTGTTGCTGTAGAACCAGTTGTCGTCGGAACCATCAGACTTGACGCTCCAGACGAAGTTGCTGTTGCGGGTGCTCGGAGAGCAATTCGGCGTACCGTAAGGCGTTGCCAACCACCACGGCGCATCTACCTTCGGGATCAGCCGCCAATACTTGCCATACTGGCGCAGGGTCAGCAAGCCAATCCGGTACTCGACAGTTCCATATTCAGTCTGGCCGGTCGTATCCTGCAGATCAATCTTGAACGGGATGAAAATATCCAGCGGCGTGCCTTTCTCGGTAAACTCTGCCAAACGGTTGCCCAGATACGACATGATCTCGCTCCGGCGCAGATCATTGGGGCATTCCGGGTCGTCTCCCTCACGGAACGGCATTTTCGTCCAAATGTCCTTTGCCAGAACGAGGCAGCCGTGTTCGTCCGCATCCAGCTTCACAAACTCCTTGCCCAGCGCTCTGAAGATGCCACCATTTTTCACATCACCCAAGGTTACACTTTTCAAAATCTTGCTCATCGTTATTCCTCCACTAAAACCACATTGGCCCAGCTGGTCTCGTATGTTTTCCCGTCAATCGTGACTTTCACGATACGATCATTGTGTGCAAACGAACTTACCTTGTCCGCCCGTCCTTTGTCCAGTAAAGTGCCGTCCGGCAGGTAAACATATACCGTCTTGACCGGTTTTTCACCGCTTGCTGTGCCCTTGACTGCTTCACACCCAGTCAGTGTTACGCACAGCGCGGCAGTGCAGGTGGACAAAGCCAGCAGTTCCAAAGTCTTACGCATCGTTTTTGTTCTCCTGTTCGCTCAAGTCCTCCACATCGGCAACATCCCTAGTCTTTTTCACCATGTCGGCAAGCTCACGCAGTCCAGACTTTGCCAGAGGTTCCAGCTTTACAGGAAGCACCGCGCCGCGCACCACCATTCCGTCCTTGATAACATAGTAGCGTCCGCCGCTCGCCATCTTCCTGGCGCAGTATTTGAAATATCCGCTCTTGCGGATTTCATCTGCTACTGGCATGATCTGCTTCGCATCCACAAAACCGACCGTTCCCGAAACAGGCTCGATCATTGGAACCAGTTCACACCCGCAGTACCGGATACCGATTCTTCCGGTCACGCAGTCCATTTCTCCGTCTGCCGTGTCGTCCAAATCCATCCCTTCGATGTGATGGAGATCATCCGGGCAGTCATTATCAAACTCGATGTCTGCCCATTCCTTTTTGCTGATGCCCAGGAGGGTTGCCAACTCACTTTCATTTTGTGCCTTCGGAAATCCGGTCAGCGGGAAGATTGCCGTTTTGGTTCCAATGTACAAATCATAGGTTCTGCAATCGTCATAGAACACTTTGTAGAGTTTACAGTACCCATCTGCCTTAATGAGCTTTGCGATTGCTGCCAGCTTCATTTGTTTCTCCTTTCAATTTCGATAGCCTGAACTTCAAACTTTTCGTACTCCGGGTAATGATTCTCGGCCTGCTCCTTGGCTTTTTCAACAGCCTGTTCGGCGCTGTCCGCATCCAGCCGGTACGGCAGCCAACCCGGCCACCCACCAGCACCGGTCGCTTTCAGCAAAATGTAGTACCTCTGCATCGGTGTGTTCTCCTTTCAGTTTTGGGCAATCCCGGAGTTGAACCGGGCCGGGCCTGTTCCCATGCTCACAAAAAAGGCCGCCGCAGCGGGCGGCCTGTGTCAGGAGTTGTGCGACCTTATTTTCAAAATTTTCTTTGCTTCCTCTGCGTGGAGAAGGACGCTGTCCCGGCAGGTCATACCCGGTTCTTGCAGCTCATAGAGTTTGCACTCTTTCGTGCATCCCTTACTGCCTTTTCGGGTCTGTTCATTACACGTTATAAACCGTGCCGAGAGGATCCGTGTCAGTGTTTCATTGTCCATCATGCCACCAGATACAGCCAAAGGAATTTAATCAGTGCGGCCGGCACAAAGAAAATCAATGCTGCCCACAGTGCCACAGCCGCCAAAACCATCAGAATGCCCAGCGTTTTTACAAGTCCTTCCATACCTTTCCTCCAATTACTCAAGTTCATCTCCCCACGCATCCCATCCGAGCGCGTGTTGGCGAGCAAATAATTCAATGCGTGGCACATCGCCCAGCAATTCAACAATCCTACGGCGGGCTTCATCCGGCTTTACGCTGTGCGCCTGTATTGGCGATTCAATAACCTGATGTACCGCATGACTTTTTACCAGTTCTTTTGCCTTGAATCCCGGTGTCACTCCCAGGAGGCACACCTCCGCATTTGCGCGGGTATATGCGCCCATGCCGTAAAAGTTCCCTCCCGATTTATATTTCTTGATCCAGACGAAAGCGGCGGTTTTATAAGTAAATCCCCACGCTTCCATCACCCGGAGTGCGTCCGGGATGGTTGGGAATGTCGCCCACATGAACAGAGCGCAGCCCTGCCCCCCCCCGTAAGCCGGCTGACCGGCAATGCGCAGATGCTATCAACATCCATTGTGTGATAGTGCTGTTCTGCGTTGCCCCGGCTTTTGGGTCCAGTTCCATGCTGGCGGTAACTCCACGGCGGATCTGCGTAGATCACCGTATACTTCTTGTCTGGCAGTTTCATTTCTGGTTCTCCTTGAAGCATTTATCGCTCCGCAAAATACAAGTCCGATCTGCAATTACCGCCCGATCATCCCAGTATTCGTTTGCCCCCACTTTTCTGGTGTCGTTCCTGAAGAACTCTTTCCAGGAAGGCAAGTTCTCGTTGACTGCATCAAAATGCAGTCCCCACCTTTCGCAGGCGGCAACGGCTTCTTCCAATTCTTTTCCTTGTCTGCAAGTCCAGAGGATCAGCCCGGCGCCCTTAGCTTGCTGTTTCTTGGCTTCGTCAATAATGTGCAGAATCGGCTTTCCGATGTTCGGGTACTCATTCGTGCATAAGCATCCATCAAAATCAATGGCGATTGCTTTCTGCATTTTTACTCTGCCTCCTGGATGATCCAAACTCTGTGCTGTCCGTAGCCATCCCAGTTCAGTGCATCTTTGTGGCTGCCGGAAACGGCAACATCCAGATGCTTTCCTTTTACGCTGGCTCCGGTATCCTGAACGATTCTCACGCCCACATCCTCAATGTAGAGGACGGTCCCGAACGGAAAAACGTCCGGGTCTGCCGCCACTGTCACGTCTCCTTCAACCGGCGCACCGCTGGCGGTAATTCCCGTTCCAGTACCACAGATGTGCTCCCGCTTTTCGGTGCAATATGCTGTGCAGAGGAAGTCTCCCGCATCCTCTACCAGCAGCTTTCCGTCCAGCCGATCCCGCGCTTTCAGCGAATCCCGCAGGGTATCTGCATACCCCGCAATTTCTTTCGACACGCCCTCCCAGTCCTCATACCGGGACTTGTAGATGTCTCGCTGGCATTCCAGATCATTGATCCGGTGGTAAAGCGTAGTCGTCTGTACACCAGCGATCAGTACTACCACCAGAGCGATTTTTCCTACATCAATTTTCACAGCCCTTTCATCCTTTCTTTTCTCGTCTTGCGCGGACGGCCAGCATCGAACTGGCTCACCTGTTCATGGGGGATAGTCAGAAGCAGGATCATCCTCTATGCGTCCGCATATCAGACCCGCCCGGCAAGAGAGCGCCGGACGGGGCGGCCACGGCAATGGCCTACCGCTTTTGTTCCTGGGCGGATTGAACAGGGCATTTCTACGCTCATGCTGCGGCGCACCCATTCCCGTCAAATCCATGCGGGTGCGTCTTTCGCGGAAATGGCAGCCCGGTCTTTCACCGGGCTTGAACGGAAAGGAGGACGCTGCTGTACAGCACCATTCCGCTATGCCGGGCAACCGGTTTCAAAGTTTCCCGGCTTTCATGGAAAACAACCAAGGCGCAGACGGGGTCTGACCCCATTCGCAGCACTTCCGCCTATAAGAAGTGCTCTGCGCCATATAAAAAGCAGCCCCGCTTCTGCGGTGCAGGGCTGCTTATCTTACGCTAGAAGGGCTGCTTATCTTACGCTAGAGAAGAACTATGCTTTGTATCGGCAGCATTGTTTCTTTCGTAGTGCTTGCACTCCACGTTGTAACCACTGCAAGGTGCGCACCGGGCTGCGGTTATCTTGAATGTGTGCTTGCACTGTTCTTCAGTACCCTTTTGTTTTCCCTTGTGCAGGGATGCTCTGGTATGTGTACTTCTTGCCAAGCTCTTGATCTTCCTCGCTTTATATAAATAGGTGTTTCGGCCCAAAGGCTTTGGGTTTCGACGCTTGTCCTGCACCGCTTCCCAGCGCACCGGTGGATTGAAGTTTTTCCGCAATTTCATCCAGATTTTGAAACTGCTGAAGTCGCTTTCCCATGTTCCGAATGTTTCATCCATCCACTTGAACATTTCTTTTACGGCTTCTGGCGATTCAAATTTTCCATCACATAGGGGTCCCGGCACTTCCTCAACATCCGGCATGGTTGGCGGCAGTTCTATTCGCTCACCATTCGGAAGATCATAGTAGGCAGTGCCTCTGCTCACTCTTCTACCTCCATGATGTGCGTTGCGATCATGTCAGCCATGTGCAGGCACAGGGCTTCCGGGCAGCGGTCGTATACTTTGCTGAGCGTTCCCCAGTCCTGCTCTCCGCTATATGCTCCCATGTGCCACCTGATTGCCAGGGCTTCCGTGTCGGTCAAGAAAATCCAGTCTTTGATAATGCTGACGGATGCTTCACCGTGTCCCATCAAGTGACTATCTTCATAACGGTAACTGCCATCCGGCTTTTTGATGTACTGCCCAGCCTTGCAAACGTCATGGAGTAACGCGGCGGTCAAGACTGCGCCCTTATTGCATTTTGCAAACTGCGGCATCTTGTCGCACAATTCCAGGGCAGCTCTTGCCACATTGAGAGAATGCAGCACCAGACCGCCGGGGACATTCAGGTGATGCTTCGCGCTGGCCGGGGAATTGTAAAAGTCCAGTTCTTCCAGCACCCGCATCAGTGCCATACCGCCGCGCCTACCCTCAATAGCCCGTACCAAAAGGCTGTTGAACTGGTCTTTCAGCGAGATTCTTGTTGCTTCATCCATAGGTCGTTCCCACCTCTCAATCCCAGTCCCGGACTTCATTGTTCCAGTCATAAGCCTTTTTGACCAAAGTGTCCAGCAACACCGGCACTGCCCATGCAACGGCAATGAGATCTGGGTTGTAATTGATTTTGAACAGCCAGCAGACACCCCAGATCAGGGTTGAAAAAATGCCATACAGCACGCCGAACACCAGCAGGCTTTCTCCCAGGTGCAGCGCATCGCGGCGGAAGCGCCGCCAGTTGAATGTCTTGTTGAAGTTGTTGATTGTTCTGTGAAGTTTTTCAAGAATCATTTTTTCTTTTCCTCCATGTGAAACAGGCTGGTTTGACTTGTGTACTCAGAAAACCGTTCTTCTTCCAACTGGAAATAGAACGGATCAATTTCAAATCCGATAAAGCCAAGCCCTGCCTCATATGCTGCTATGCGGCTGCTTCCGCTTCCGAGGTGGGTGTCAAGAATCTTCTGCCCCGACTCTGCATAGTTTTTGAAAATCCAGTCATAAAGAGCAACCGGCTTCTGCGTTGGGTGGATGCGCTTTTCGTTCAAGCTCTTGTTTCCCTGCATGGTGTCGCCTTCTGTGATGCTTTTTCCCTGCATCATGCCGGACCACATATACCGGAACATTCTCACTGAGGAAAACAAATTTGTTGCCGCAATCTCGCAATCTGAAAAGCTAGAATTTCCATTGCACTTGTCCCACACGATCCGTCCGGTAGAAAACTGGTAGTCAAAATAGTTGCAGCCCCATACAATATAGTGGTGGCACACTCGAAACAGCTCCTTGAAATACTCCGGCTCTGGTTTACTCCAAGCAGGAGAGACGGGGTAGTCACGGTGTACGCCTATTTTGCTGACTTTGGATCCGTAAAAGCCTCTGCGTTCCGGGCCAGAGAAATACGGTGGATCCACAACCGCCAAATCAAAATAATTATCCGGGAACAGTTCCATTGCCGGCAGGCAGTCCATGTTATAGCAATGGTTCAGCTTAAACACTTCTCCCATGCCTTACTCCGCCGGGCAATCCGCCCGATACCTGAACCGCTGCTTTGCGTTGTATAACCGCTGCTGCCCAAGCTCTGCACTATATCCTGCGCGACCATTGGCATCCATCTTTCCAGTGTCACCGCGCTTCAGTTCCTTATAGATGGTGGAATAGTTGAAGCTCATCGCCCTGGCGATTCCGGCAACACTCTGTCCGGCATTGTACCGGGCTTCCAGCACCTTGCGGTCATCCTGCGTCATGTGTTTTGCCATTCCTGTTCCCTCGCTTTCCTGAAAAATGCGCAAAAAAATAACGCAAGAGAATCCGCTAAGATTTCTCTTGCGTTTTCTCTTGCGTTTATTTTACAAATTCAGCTCTGAAAAGTAAAGCATTAAATGCAACAAATTTTCGGCCTTATTTTTGTGGATTTTAGCGTAAAGCAAACAAGCCGCCAAGCGCACCCCGCTTGCGGTTATCCCTTATTGTTCATTTTTACCAGTGATTTTCTGCTTTCTATGTGCTTTATGCTGTCAAACCAAGCTCCCGCAGGCATTCGCGGAACATTGTGCCGGCGCTCTTATAGCCGAAAATTTTTCTAGGATAGCTGTTAATCCAGTTCTCCGTGGCTGCAATTTCTTCCGCTGTGACCTTTGAGAAGTCCGTGCCTTTCGGATGCCGGCGGCGGATCATGCCGTTCACATTCTCATTGCTCCCACGTTCCCAGGAAGAATACGGGTGGCAGTAATATACCTTCGTCCGCTTATCCCCGGTGATGCAGGACTGTTCCAGCTGATCGGCCAATGCAAACTCACTGCCGTTGTCCACCGTGATGCTCTTATAAATGATGCCAAACTTCTCTGCACCCAACTTCCGTTCCAGCGCATTGATTGCCTGCACGGTCGTCTCTGCACGACGATCCGGCACCATTATAATATTTTCGTTCCGGGTTTTGCGCTCGGTCAGCACCAGCAGTGCAACCGTACTTTTCTTCTTGCCGGAATACACCGTGTCCATTTCCCAGTGTCCAAATTCTTCACGGTCTTTTACTTCCGCCGGGCGTTTTTCGATACTCTCACCAGCCGGCGCACGAGCAGGATCCTTTGTTTTCACCTTTTTATAGTCGCCCTTATGCACGCCATGTCTGGGCAGAGCCTTTTGTGTCAGATTCAGGAACACACCCTTTTTGATGTAGCTATATATGGTAGGCACCGATATATGCGTTTTGAATGTCCGTCCTTCTTCCATGGCATAACCATACACCGCAGCCGGTGAGCAGTCCTTATCTATAATGGTCTGTTCGATATAGCTTGCAAGCTCATGATCCTTGCCGATTTTAAGGTTTGGCCCCTTTTCCCGAAGATGTGCCTGATACCTTTGCTCTGCAATGTCCGGGCTGTATGTAGGAATCAGCTTCCACGTCTTACCGTCCAGCTTGTCATAACTGCCGCGCTTCAATTCCCGGTACACCGTGGACGGGTCCACCCGCAGCCTGTCTGCGATTTCCTTTACTCTCAGCCCATCTTTCAACCACTTTTCGATACGGATTCGGTCTGTAAGCGTAAGCTGTTTGAACACTCGCACGCCGTTTTCCTCCTTCCGACTATGGCGTTTATTTTCGTTTTAAGCGTAAATTATACGGTGTACCGTTGTCAATTCGCAAACTTTCCACACTTTGCACATTTCCTTTGTGCAAAACTCCCAGACAAACAAAAAATGCCCCGCCAACAATCCATCAGGATGCCAGCGGGGCATTGCTTTACTTAGCGGAGATACCTTGCCAATTCAGATGCAACAAAGCCTGCGATCACTGCCGCAATGACTGCCCACCAGAGTTTGTTTCCAAATACTCCGGGGGCTTTTTCCAGCGCGGTCAAGCGGTCGTCCTGCTTCTTGTTCTGTGCCGTCACAACTTCAAGGCTCCGGTTTGTGGTTTCGAGTTGCTGGATGGTCAACTTGATATTGGTGTTCATGCCGTTTACTGCATCGGTCAGCTTCCCCAGCTCGTCCAGCCGGTGGGTGTTGCTCTGTGCACGGTTTTCGACCGCTGTCAGGCGATGTTCCAGTTCCTCGTCAGTCATTACGCTTGTTCTCCCCCACGTTACCGAAATGGGCCACAGTAGTGGTTTCTGCGGATTTCTTTGCCATGTAATCTTCGAGCTTCTTCTTGGTAAAGTCGAACACAAGCTGCACGATCCAATCCAGCGTCCGCTCATTGATTGCCCAGTCCAGCCAGTCCGGGGTGTACCCACGCAGTACGGCAATGACATGGGCTTTCTTTTCTGCACCCGCGCCACTGCCGAACTTTTCCTCTGCGTTGACGATCCACTTGTACACAGTCTTTGCGACCACAAGGCCGTAGCCCAGACGTACCGCCGCCAGCGCCGTGACCACAAGGCCGACCACCATGAAGATGCAGGCCAGCCATTCAGGGAATGCCATCAGAAAAACTTTCAGAATGTTCTCCATACTGTTTTCCTCCTACTTTCAGCTTACCCACCGGCTCTTTGCCGCGCGGGTGTCGATATGTACCCAACCAGCAGGGCGGCCCGCCTTTACAGGATAGCGCCCGATGCCGCCACGATTCGGCAGTAGGGTCTCGGCATAGGCAGCCACAGCTTCAACACCCACGCCCTGCACCCGGATGTCCGCAGCCTTGCCGTAACAATGCTGGCTGTAGGTCGCCCCCTTCACCGCCTTGTTGTGGGCGGCGGTACGGTATGCACTCGTGATCGTCACAGACTTCCCGAAATGATCCCGGATTTTCTGCAGCAGGGTCACAAGCTCATCGTCAATAAAGATCGGGTCACTCCCATCCTTGCAACGGAACTCCTTCACCGCAAAATTTGCGGAGAGCTTTCTGTTCCCGTCCTTCGCATACGAATAGGCTTTAATCGCCATTGCTACCATCTCCCTTCATGCCCGGATCAGCCCCGCACCCGCGCATGGCACAGTCCACCATGAGCACCCCGAACTCTGCACGCTCGGTGCTCATGTTCTCGCCCTGCGCTTCAAGCCGGGTCAACAGCTTCTCACACAGCTCAGGCCACGTCATAGTCGTCACCGGTGATGCGCTTGTAATCCTCGGCGGTGATCTCGCCCTTGTTTATGCGCTCGGCCAGAACTTTCTTCACGCCAACGCGGCGGGATGCGGGCATCTCTGCCCAAGTCTTAGTGCCTGCAATCAGGCGGTTTGCCCAGATAATGTTCATGGTGATACCTCCTTATTCCTTGTTCAGCGCTGCGTCCAGCTCACACAGCGCGGTTTCGATGTCGGTCAAGCGCTTCTCGTTGGCCGCGTCCTGTTCGCACAGGGCATCTTCCATTTCAGCCACACGGTCGGGCAACTGTTCGTGCTCCTGCTGCTCCTTGGCCTTGGCTTCCTTCTGTGCCCGCGTGGGCAGATTATGCTTCTTCCATTCGACCATGATTTCGTCCTCCTTACTGGAATGCACCGGAGACGGCTTCGATGTAGCCGCCCTCGCCGGATTCGCCGCGCTCCACGCTGACGCGGAAGTTAAACGCCGCGCCGTTGGTGGCGGTCTTATTCTCAAAGACGATGTTCACGCCTTTTTTTACCTCGGTCGTGGCATCCTGCCAGACCGGGGAGCTGTCGAGTGCGTTGTTGGTCACTTCGGCTTTGAACTTCGCATCATCGGGGATGGAGCCGGTCACCTGAAGCACGGCAACGGTAATGTCGCCCTCAACGGCCAACGGTTCAGCCAGCGTCACGCTTGCGGCGTGGACGGCCTTGGTAAAGGTCGCGGACGTGCTGACGGTTTCCTTGCCGTCGCTCACCTCAACGGTGATGGTGTGGTTGCCGTTCAGGATTTTCTGGAATCCGGCAGCGCTGGCCGTCTGCTCAAAGGTCAGGGCCGTGCCGCTGGCAACGCCGGTGCGGGTCTTGGCGGTCTTTCCGTCCAGCTTTTCGGTGACGGTCAAGGTGTCGCCGTCGGCATCCCTGACGGTGTACTTCCACGCAAAGGCCGCGTTCTTCCGCCCCAGAGCTGCGCCGTCCGTGCTGACGGTAGGTGCAGTGTTGACACTGACCGTGCCATCGTCAGAGACCACGAGTGTAGAGGGAAGAATGAAAGCGGGGCGAACACCATAGGAGTAGCTGTACCAGTCGCTGTAGTCGGAGCCATCGGGGTAGACGTACCAGACGTAGTAGTGACCGTTGGTGTACGGAGAGCGCAGCCACCAAATGGCAGCGGAGCTGCCATTGTATGCAATACGCTTGCTGTTACCGCTGGAGCTGTTGCCAAAGTATGCCAGCCTCACACCGTC